GTTTGTCACTTTTGGGAAACTTAAAAAAATCATATCAAAACTGCAAAGGAGGCAGAACAAACATGAAGGATTGGACACAGGAGCGATGCTCCAGCCGGCCTGACGAGCTTCAGGTCATTGCGCCGGGACTTTTCATGCAGCGGCGCAATATTGAGAAGGTAGAGCATGAGGCTGACGAGGCGGCAGGAATGGAGGCTTACACGGAGTATGTGTGTGAGAGCCGGGAAATCACGGAGAGCGAGTACGCTATGCTGGGAAGCATCGAGCAGATCAACACCGACAAGGCGATTGATGAGTACACGCTGCGCTTAATGGAAGAGGGGGTGCTGTAATATGGCAAGCGTTTTTGTTGAGAGCTTGAAGCGGCTGTATGCCGCAGGACGGGTAACCAAAGAACAGATTGCACAGAGGGTCGTGAAAGGGACGGTGTCCGAATCGGACTACGAGGTGATCACTGGTGAACCATACGAAGCTTAATCTTCTGGAAACCGTGGAAAGGCAAAATTCAATCATCAGGATTCAGAGCGATGTGATTGATGAATTGTTCCGTCTGCTCCTCCAGCATATTTCTGCAGAGGAGGCGGACAGCCTTCCCGTGATTCAGAAAATAAATACTGCGGCATCGCTGCGAAAGGAAGTGGGTGAAATATCATGAAAGATTTTTTTCTGCAGACATACACTGCCGCTCTCCCGATTATCTTAACTGCTTTGATGGGGTACGTTGTATGGCTTCTCAAAAATCAAAAAAGGGATCGGGACGCAAACAGCAAAGGGACAATGCTTCTGCTGCGTGTTCAACTGATCGAATACCATGACAAGTACATGAAGTTGGGGAGCATCCCGTCTTATGCTTATGAAAATTTTATGGAGATGTACGAGGCTTACCATGAGCTTGGTGGCAATGGGATGATCACGAAAATGTATGAAGAAATTCAAGAACTTCACTTAAAAAAGAAAGAAGGTAATGTTTATGAAGAATATTAACTGGATGAGGAAACTCACAAGCAGAAAATTCTGGACGGCGGTGGCGTCCTTTACTTCCATGATGATTTTGGCAACCGGGGGGACAGAGAATACTGCCACTCAGGTGACTGCGCTTATCATGGCCGGTGCTTCTGCCGTGGCCTACATCATCGGTGAGGGGCTGACTGATTCGGCAAATACCGGGATCGAAGTGGGTGTGGAAGTCGAAGACACGGAAAAGGAAGTGTAAGGAATGGACAAGCAGGAATTTATCGAAAAGATTGCTGGGTATGTGCGGAAATATGCCGCTGATTATGGGATTGCGGTACACAGTCCCATTATAGCCCAGGCAATTCTGGAAAGCAGATGGGGCGAGAGCAAACTCGCCTCCGTCTACCATAATTACTTCGGATTAAAGTGTGGCACGAAGTGGAAAGGCCGGAGCGTCAACATGAAGACGCAGGAGGAATACTCCCCTGGAACGAAGACCACCATCACCGACAACTTCCGGGTGTATAACAGCATGGACGAGGGCGTGAAAGGGTATTTTGAATTCATCCAGCTTGCCCGGTACCAGAATCTGAAAGGGATTACTGACCCAAAGAAATATCTGCAAACCATAAAGGATGATGAGTATGCCACCAGCAGCACCTATGTCAGAGACGTTTACAAATGTGTTACGGCATATGGGCTTACAAAGTATGATGTGAAAACGGAAGGAGGAATCACTATGACAGAAAAGGAACTGAGACAAAAACCAGTAGACTGGCTGGGACAGTATGTCGGCATCCGGGAAGGGAGCGCAGAACACAAGGCAATCCTTGCCACGTTCAATAACTCCGGGTTATGTTCCCGGTACAAGATGACCGTGAACGATGCGTGGTGCGCCACGGGGGTATCGGCGGCGTTCATTGCCACAGGGCTTGCGGACATTTTCCCATGCGTAGAATGCTCCTGCGGAAGCATGGTCGAGCTGGCGAAAAAAGCCGGAATATGGGTAGAGAATGACGGCTATGTTCCGAAGACAGGAGATGCAGTCCTTTACGACTGGGATGATTCCGGGGCTGGGGACTGTACCGGGTGGCCGGATCACGTTGGCCTTGCGGCATCTGTCAGCGGCAACACGATCAGGGTCATTGAGGCGAACTTCTCCAATTCGGTCGGCTACAGAAATTTGACCGTGAATGCGAGGTACATAAGGGGATTCATTACTCCGAAGTTCTCCAAGAAGGCAACCAGCTCCAGCAATGCACCGGGCGGCACGTCCGGGAAGAAATCTGTCAGTGCGATTGCGAAGGAAGTGATTGCTGGGAAGTGGGGCAACGGTGATGACCGTAAGGCGAGGCTGAAAGCGGCCGGGTACGATCCTGCCGCCGTGCAGAGGGAAGTCAATGCCCAACTGAAAGGAGCGTCCAAGACAACCAAATCCGTGACCGAGGTGGCGAAGGAGGTCATTCAGGGCAAGTGGGGGAATAACCCGGAGCGCAAGAAAAGGCTGGAAGCGGCCGGGTATAACTACTCCAAAGTCCAGGCAGAGGTCAACAGGCTCATGAAATAGCGGCCGGGGTCATCACTGCCAATGCGGCGGTGGAGATTTTGGATAAAGAAAACGGCAAGGGATATTTCTTTGCCGTTTTCCGATTGCTTATTTTTCCGATTGCTTATTATTCAATGATCTCTGCCGGGTCACCATAAAGCGATTCATTCAGGGAGCCGTGCCAGCGTTCTTCAGGATACCAGAATGCACAATTTACAGTGTTCTCGTGCCGGTCCGGGAACTTTGCCCGGAATTTTTCAATAGCCTTATGCATCGTGTCCGCCAATACTATGACGTATGTGTTTTGATATGGAAAGCCTAAATCGCTCCCGAATGTGAAATACCATTTTTTCATTTTACCATTCCCTCCTTGATAAATCGTGCGCCGCATCCGGGTAATAACCCTTTGTGATGTACCTTTTTAAATTCTCCCGGTATTTTTCGGCAACGGCATCCGTTTCCCTTCTGTAGCAAGGGTCAATCTTATAGCTGAAGAAATTCAGCATAGACATCAGCTCATCATATTCATTCTTTGATATTTTCATAGCGTTCTCCTTTCAATCCTATCCCTTTAAAGTTTCGTTCTCCCCGGAGCAGGGCGGCGTGTTCCGCTTCCTGGGCTTCCCGGTAATCGCTGCGCTGCCGTTCTGCCCGGATACAGTCCATGCAGAGGCAGTCCATATTGAGCATTGACATTTGCCGGCCGCCGTCCAACGAGCCGCCGCAGCGGTCGCAGTGCGTCTGTGTAAAAAACTTATCCATGGTTGTCCTCCAGTTCTGTTATATTCCTCTCCACCTTCAGGATGACTACCCTTGGGGTGAAGCAGTTTACTACGAATCCAGTGCTTTCCGCTATTTCCTGCTTCAATGCCTTGGCGAAGATCTGTGCCAGATGCAGTGCAGGGAATGTCCCTGCAATCTGCTCTTCAACTTTGCCAGTAGATTCCGTGGCGGTGAAATCTCCAAATTCATCATCCCAGCTTGCGTAAGGGATTTCCTGAATGGTCTTGACCTGATAATATTCCTTCATCAATCCTCGCCTCCTTTTTACCAGTAACGCTCCGGCTCTGGCTCTGCGTAGTAGGTTATAAAATCCGGCGAAACATTGTTCATATGTCTTGCGTAAAATTTTGCAAATGCTTTTGTGCAGTTCCCTTCGATTGTGACCAGTCCGGGATCGTATCCGAAAGCCGCATCTGCTTCGTTGTAACACGTTACCATCCATGCTTCATTCATTATTCCTGCTCTCCTTTCTCTTTTTTCGCTCCGCTTTTGAAAGCGGAATTCCCGGAAAGATTCTGAAGCAGTACCTTCCGCTCCAGCTTGTATTTGTCCCCGATGAAACCCAGCCGGAGCAGGAAGCATCGGAAGGCGTATTTTTCATTGTCGACTTGCTTTTCCGTACAAGTGATGCGCTTGCGCTCCACGCTCATCCGGCAGAGGGCGGCGATCAGGGCTGTGGCCGCTTTTGCCATATCCGCATCCGGCGTTTCCTCGAACCAAGGGAATACAACCTTGCCCTCTTCCTGCTTTACGGTAATATTTTCGATGCCCAGGGATTTCTTGATCAGGGGAGCTTTTGCGGAAAGCAGCTTCGTGAGGTTTTCAAAATTTACCTTATCCTGCGGAATCTCTATGGCAAGTCCGGCCGGCTCTGCTTCCTGCTGCGGTACGGCGATGCCTTTGGCGGTAAGTCCCTCCAGAAGCTCTGGTGAATCTTCTCCCGTGACCGTCCCGGTCTTGTCTACTATGTAGCCGCCGACTTCGTATGCCGCTGTCGGCATTCCGAGGTATTTAGGCTTTACTCCTAAAATCTCTCCCATGGCTGTTACTAAGCTCTTTCTATCTGGTCCCGTTACGTTGAATTCGATTTTCATAATCCTGTCCTTTCTACCCTCGTGACCTCCGGGGTGGGTGTGAAATTTATTAGTTTTCGCTGAAGCATTCAGGGAATGCATTCTTGATTTCGTGTGCGACCGTCTGTGCTTCCGTATATCCTGCAAGAACCTTGTCGATTTCGTCTATTTCCAATGCTCCCCAAGAAGTGGTCTGTATTTTTATCTTCTGCGTCTGCTGACCGAATGAGTTGTCTATATAAATGCTGGGGCGGTATGAATTCTGATCGATTGCCTCAGCTTCTATCTTAAGGCCTCCCGGCATATAGCATGCGTCCGCTACAAAAATATAGTATCCGGCGAATTCGTATGCGATCCTGACCCTTCCATCCTCTGCTTTCCGTCTTTCTACTTCTTTCCAGTTTTTTACTTCCTTCATGTTCTAATCCTTCCTTTCTATTGTTTTGTACCCTTTTTGTTTAAAATGCTTCCATGTAGTCTACTAAGTAAAATGCTCCATAAATACTTTTTACTTTCTTTTTAGCTGCTGATAGGGAGCTTGCTTTTACTGTAAGTGTTTTTGTTTTTTCCCAATCAAGTTTGCTTATTACCAATGTGTACTCTTTCATTTTATTTTCCTCCATTTTCTATATTGCTGTGCTTTTCTTTGCCTAACACATTAATCACTCTGAATGCTCATTAAAGCAACTCAATTCGAGCTGAATAATAGACAATGATTCGGGCTTGAAATTGTTCATTTTTTTATAATGAGGGGTGACCGCATCATAGTGGGGGAGGTGCGGGGAGCCGAGGCGGTGGACATGATGCAGTGCCTGAACACGGGGCATGACGGCTCCATGTCCACAGGCCATGCCAACAGCGCCAAAGACA